CTGGGCATAACCTTTTTTATTAGCACTTTGTCTTTAATCTGACTCAAAGAAGTCAGTGAAATTCGAAAATTTCAGCAATCTATCCGTAATCTTTGCGATAAAACGCGTCGAATACGGGATCCCGCATGTTGAAGAATGGGCCGGCGTTTTTCACAATCCGGCACACTCGTTCGTAATCTTCCAGCGAAATCTTATAGCGCTTGCATACGCTAAGTGCACTAATCCTACCTAAATTCTCTCCAAGCAACTTCGATTGGTCGTCTGAAATCACACGGGCGATATTTAAGACACGCAACAACTTCTCGTCCTTAGTCGAAGTGTCACGATAGTACGCTGCGTGGAACGAATCATAAAACTCGTGATCTCCCCAGAGTCGCCGTCCTTGGACTAAGCCACTGAGGAAAGCCGGTACGCGCCCTTCCACAGGACCGGTACCGGGCAAGTCGCCTTTGAAAGTTCCAAAACCCCTAACGTGTACGCCTAACCCTAGCCAGGGTTCATAACAATATCCTTCCGGATACAAATTAGTCTCGATACGAGATGGTGAACATTTGAGGAATTGTACATCTTCGATGCACTCGCAAACACCAGCTTTTAATTCATAGCCAACGTCTTCTCCAGCTAAAACATATGCCTCCAACATTTCTGCTCGAGTCAACAAACGTGGGTTTGGAACCCGCTTCCCTAAAGCGAAAGCAATCAACAAGTTAGCAAAATTGTTAATCAACGTTGTGAGGGAGCTGCCGGAATACAGCCGCCCTGTAGTGAAATGGTACAACACTCGTTGTTTTTGTCTCCCGCGGTGTTTACTTTTATACTTGAATCTCAGAGGTTTATACAACTCTCTGAAAGCTCTAGCAAAGTATCCGTTTCCGGTAGCGTCCAATCCTTGGGCATCTCGGATCATTTTCTCGAGTAGCTTCAACATTGGAGTCCGGTGAGAACCGTCACACTTGACGATGTCGCCGTTAATGAGAACTAACCCATCTTTGCAGTGGGCACTCATGCAGCAATCATCACTGTGATACACGTAACATATGTCGTTACCAGGTTCCAACAAATTCTTAAACACACTACGCATTTTATCCTTTTCAGGACCAACAACAAATTCAGTTTTAACGTGGCGGTGAGCGCCAAAATACTGTATACCAGACCATGCTGCCTTCAAATCTGGAACCACGCAGGCGGTATCATGGGTGCGATACACACCCAAATCACCAATTCCTCGTTTCTTCGATTCTTCTAGCAATTCCCCGAATTTTAATTTGAAGTCGACTGGTTTATGGTCGTCAAAATTAGCTCTACCATGTGCTAAACATTCAGCGTACGTCCTTTCCCGAAGTTTCTTCTTGGGGTGAGGTGCGTGAACCCAGTTAGGGAGCAATATTTCGGGGTTGCGATTCTTCCATCTACCGTTTATGTACTTCACGAATTCTTTCAATTCGGGTTCATAACGGGATTCCAAATCGTCTTGGTTGGCTGCCAAACGATCACTGAAACCTTCCTTAGTAGGTTGTCTCAACGCAATCATTCGTGCCATGGCAGTTTTACATTCCTCGGGGCCGGATCCAGGCATCGTCAACCCGTCTAAAATAAAAACTCCAAAAGCACTACGATACTCAGCTTCATACTCCAATCTATTGCCAGTGAAATTGGGTGTCATGCTTCCGAAATCCATCCATTTCTTATTGTACGGATCTCGTTGCATCTTGTCTAAGTTGAGTAAACTTGTATCGACGGGCACGGGTTTATAAACAAACTCAGGGGTGAGTTTGCAAAGGGCAACTTGAGTACTCCCGTGCAAGTACTTAAATTGCTTCATGTATTCCCCCCAGCGTCAGGAGGGAATACTATTTGAGGTGGTCACGAGCACCTCATTCAACGTAGCTCTGCCAATTTGCAACTGTAAGTATGCGTATCTCACAGTGTTGTTTAGCAAAACTATTTCTGTCTTCGGAACGTCGGTATGCTCGTTTAACCATTTCAACCCAGTGTACAATAGTCGACTATGCAAATCCACCGAAAAGGAATTCGTAGAAGCATGTTCTCGTAACAATTCTCCTAATAAATCATCTTCAATCAACACATTCTCTTCATAACCATCATAACCTAAATTTGAAGTGCGTGTACCATCCCAAAACGCCACTTCGTGGTTAGCTTTAAAATCATTTGCGGATTCAAGTTGCATCAGGCTTCGTCGAATGTTGACGTCGTGAGCGAAAGCTGGCATACATTTACGGACGTAATACTGCCCTATGTGGCCCAAGAAATAACGGAACCGACGTCCCATGCGCACGATCTTAGACACCCTTCCAAAAGAATTCTTTGGTTTCCGACTAGGTAACTCAACGTGTCGCAACTTCAATGGCGCGCCTGTATCAGAGTTCTTCATACTCAGGTAACGTACTATAGGGTCATCCGGTGTCGATGCTTTCGGTAACATCACCACTTTAAATTCCCTTTCTCGTCCATTCAACTGAATCTTCCCCAATGAACTAGATACTCCATGTCGTAAATAATCCGTACTTGGATCGTTAACCACTATTTTGTACTTGAGAAACGCGTTAGTCACGGGGGGGTCCTTTCCGGGTTCTACCCTTAGCTTAAAACCGGGTAAATCTAATTCACAACGGAAAATCGAAATGTGTTCCTTACGAATTCCGTCATTGTTCGACGAGGGTATTAAATTCTCGGCCACGCGGTACCCGTGGCGATACATTGGTTGCAACACCAAATTAGGTAACACGAACCGACGGTATAAGTACACTCTAAGACGCAACGCGACCATTTCCTGATTCTCGTGGATCCTTGGCGGTTTCATAGGATCAACACCATATGGGTGCATAGAATTCGTTTGGTGAATGGCGTATTCTTGAGCTTGAAGCGACAATTGCACTTGCGGGCTGTAGAGGTCGTAAGAAAAAATGGAATTCTTCGCCAATTGTTCCCGAAATTTACTAAGTATCTCGACGCGCATAATAGTTCTATACTTAGCTTCCTCGTCGAACAGCGCGTGATCGCTCAACTCTTTTTCTGGCCCCAAAGCCAAGACTTGAAAGTGTCTCAATAAATCCTGCAAAACGATGCCCCAAGCTGCGTTACGTGCCTGTAGTTGTGGTATGGTCAACCGATGGAAAATCTTCAAACGTGCGTGTGTAGACACATTTGGACCCGCGACAGCATTGACGAATAATTGCGACATGGGGTACACACTCCCGTCTCTGCCTTTACGTTTCTCGACTTCTGCTTCGACGAAATCCCGAACTTGTTGAAAATCCATAGCATGTCGTTCAGCTCTCTTCAAACGCCGACGTTCTTTAGATGGGCTGACCGCCTTCTTTGCTAAAACTGGGTCTTCAACGACCGCCTCGAGCTTAGCTGCCGGTGTAAGATTTGGCGTGTTTACTGCTCCAGTGTTGATTCCACCTCCTCCTACGACTTTATGTGATACAGCTTCAGCTGGAGGACCAGGTTTCACAACCGCTTTCGATGGTGGTCGTTTAACTTCATTGCTGGGTGCAACTAGCGCAACAGGCGCCACGTCAAAGAACCCAACTGGAACTAAAGGTTTAACAATAATCTTAACTTGCGCGCTTGCTTCTGGTTTGACGACGGGCGTCTTCACCGTTGGAACGACGGGTACCGGCTTTACTTTCGCTTTGTCATTAGGAGTCTTCCGGTGTCGTGTCGTCTCAGCTTCTTTCTTTCGACGCTTACTGTTCGCGTTCCTGTCTGCGGCGGATTGAGAATTCCGACGAGCTACTTCTGCAGCACCTAAGGGGGGTCTTACAACGGGTTTCACTGATTCTTCTTTTTCAGAAGCAATCGGGACGACCAAAACGTCATCCTTGCCCGTTACCTCACCATTGACACCATTCAACTGTAGCCTTCTCACGAACAAGTATGGCCAGGATGATTTCATAACGTCGTAACCATTGACATCGACATCCATATCTGGAGCGAATTGATCCACATCAATCCATTCGAACGTTCCGCGGACCACGTTCTCTGACTCCAAGGCTTGTTTAGATGCAGCCTCATCCATCGACTCATCAAAGAGAGTCGAGCATCTTTCCAAAGTGCCTTTTACTCCCAACAAAGGAGTTTCAGCGCAGCCCGGCACCTCGGGGGTGACTGCACCTACTACCATTTCCACCACCGTCTTCCTCTTCCACCCCCAGAAGTAATGACAGGTTTTGATCTCCGGTCCTTCAACCGGCGGTCCCTAACCAAACCCGGCGACTGGGGTGGTTGCGGTTCCGTTGATTATGTTGATCTTGATCTCTAAACTCGAATACTGCTTGGCATCGGCATTCACGTAAACAGTGCATGCAGCAGCGGAAGTCGTGATGAAATCAGCCGAATAAATTTGGGCAAAAGCGGTGTTGGTTCCTGTGGGACTCGAAAAGGTGTTCTGCGCGTCGACAACGGCTGAAGTACTCTCAAAATCTGTGTAACTGGCGGCGCCCGTACAGCTGATGGTGAACCACATAATTGATGCTGTGAACGTACTAGCGTACACGGACACGCTAAAAGCAACATCCTTGGGCAACGCAGACAAAGTTATATGACCATCTGCAAGTATCTTAGACTCCGACAAGGCTCCACTGAGGGTATTCAAGTTGTTCTGAACGAAATTTAAGCTACCAGAGGTGGAGGTGCTTGCAGCCCCTGTGAAATGTGCGTACCCGAAGATGGTGCTGGATAATCTTGGCATGCAGAACTCCACGTCGTACGTGATCCATAGTTCTCCAATCACTTGCCCTGACGTGAATCCTGGAGTCACGACGCCAACGTAGAACTCGCCGAAGTCGAACAGTCCTTGGGCAGCAGTTGGTACTGTCATGTCGTCACGCCTGATAAAATACTCTTGCATAGCTGGTCTCTTACATTCCACGCCATATAGAGCGTTATCGTCTGGTTTAAAAGCGATAGCGTCGTTACTATTCTCCATCTGCAACACATTTCGGTAGTCTGGGAGATAAGGATTCTCGTTACACAACATCACCACCTTTCCAAGAAGCCCAGTGCTCACGTAGTTGGTAGTCACTGAATTGAAAGTTATAACCGCCCCTTTCAATCTGTACTTCTCGTAATTCCGGGCTATTTGCGAGGCAAAGGGGAACATAGTGTAATTCCCGGGATTCATTACATACCGTGTCTGTGTGAACGTCGAACTCGACAGCACGTCAGAAAAATATTCCCGGTGTCGCAACGAAATGACGTCGCTGCCGAACCCTGGAGGGCTTCCTCGTGCTGCTCGGGGATTTATCAAAGAGTTGGACTTAGGTGCATTGTTGATTTGGTAGTCTCCTTTACCCAAAATCAACCGCGCAAACTTCTCGCCAGCGAGTGCACCCAGGCCAGCCCCCCAATCTCGATTCCCTAGAACGCCGCCAACGTGCGACCCGACGGCTCTACCGCCTCCAGATAACGCAGTTCGGACGGCACCCTTGGCTACGTTCTTCAATTCGTCACGTAATTCCTTGATGTTGTATGCTCCGTTCCCTGTTATGCCTCGATTGCGGTTCTTCTTACGGCCTCCACCGGTGTCAGTTTGCTTCTTCCCACGTTTCCCACCAATGCCTACACCTCGTATACTAAAGGTGGCGTGTTCGTCACCTTTAACCAAGGTGTGGCATGCCCCCATGGGCCGATTTTTAAACGTCACGATGGAACCTGATTTCGCGGTCACAATGGATCCTACAAGTATGTCGAACAAAAATGTCTCGTCTAAGGCTTGTACGAAAATCTGAACCGAAGGTATACTCAATACACCAGCAAATTCTGGTTCCAACACATCTAGAAAGTCTACAATCGACCTAGTGTGTCTTGAAGCTTCAAGAACCCGTTTGGCTGTACGCTTTCTTGCAGGACCTGGTAACTGAACGAGGACAGCCCGTATCGTCTGCACGTCGTGTACATAATCGGCCCTTGTGGATCCAAGTGTAACCATTCCTTCTTCAGGAACGACTAAGGATGCCACCGACTCCGAAGACGACTCGCTTTCAGCTTCATCCCATGCACCGATGAATTCATCTATGGCGTTCATTTCCCCGTCCACGAATCGAACACACTGCGCCCCGAACTGTAAGTCAAAATCCATCGTTTTGGGTGACGAATCTTCTAGCGATGGTTCCATAATCTGAATGACTTCTCGTTTGAGGGGGTTACGCAGGGAGCGGTCTCGCCATATACCCGCTCGGATTCGGTATGTTTCCTTGTTGGCCTCTGTGACACCCACGGGGATGGGTTCTTTCTTGGGGTCGAATTGTTCCCATTCTTCACGGGAAAAATTTAAACACTTAAATGCCAAGATTATTTGTTCCTCTGTGACCGTCTTCGGTAGCACCGCGTGGCGAACTGGGTGTTTCTGGGAACTGTTCGACTTACCCGCGTTTAATTTCGCCATACGATCGGCGATGCTGACCAACCTAAGTTTCGAGAAAAGGATCAAGTACATCACCACCAACTTCTCAACAGTTGTGTCAGCATAGGGAAAATTCTCGGGGTGGTCGCATAAGTAATACAACATCGTGTGTTCAGCGATGTTGACACCCAACCGACCCCCGGAGTAGGGCGCCTTCTTCTTCCCTGGCGCCCCTGGTTTGCCTTTACGAGACTGCAACTGCTCATACGTGTACTTACGTACGATTTTAGCAAGTTCAGCCACTTCATCAACCTCTTTGTTGATGAAGTCACGCGTAGCATGGTCTTTTTGCCTTCGTGTGTTGTTTTTTCCTCTCTTACCCAAATTGAATAGATGCTCGTTTTGATCTCGAGGTCCGATTTCAAATGTTTCGATGTCTTCAATGTTATTCATGACTACTAAGAGGGCTAGGATACCTAGCTGCCTTTTCCAGGCTCTAGCTACAGCAAAAATTGAGTGAACTCAACGAAAATCTGC